AATCCACAATCGAAAATGCGGTTGAAGGATGTGCAGAAGCGGTTGGATGATGTGGGACCGAAGGCGAAGGAAAAACTATCAAGGCCGTCAGACTTAACCCAATGGTCAACAAGTCATTTAAAAGAAGAAGCGGCTGAACTGTTAAATAAGGGCTTACCGATGAACCCCATAAGAGCAATGGAACACAATTCTTATGATTATTACGTGGACATATCCAAAGAACTAAGACGCCGAGCTAAGATCAACTAAATAATGGTCAACCCCCAACAAGCAAGAGAACAAAATGTACAGGCGCTAAATCAGCAGCGCATTCAACAGGTGTTAGCAGAGCGACTGCTGGCGCAGAAGCGACTGTTGCCGTTCGTTAAGATGAACGTGTCAAAGTATGAGGCGGGTTGGGTCCATAAGGAGATATGTCAGAAACTCGAAAAGTTCGAGCGGGATGTTATCGCCAAGAAAAGCCCAAGGCTGATGTTGTTCATGCCACCTCGCCACGGTAAGTCAGAGTTAGCGAGTACACAGTTCCCCGCATGGTTTCTGGGGCGTAATCCTGAGAAAGAGATTATTGCCTGTTCCTACTCGTCAACACTGGCATTGTCGTTCTCGAAGAAAGTGCGGGAGATTATCAGGAGTCAGAAATTTAACAGTTGCTTCCCAGATTGTGCACTTGGTAAAGACTCACAATCCACGGAGAACTGGTTAACCACACAACGAGGTGGTTACCTTGCTGCTGGCGTAGGTGGCGGTATCGTTGGTCGCGGTGCAGACTGTTTTATAATCGATGATCCAATAAAAAACCGCGAAGACGCAGAAAGTGCGACTAACCGCGAGATGGTCGGTAACTGGTACTCATCTACCGCCCGTAACCGCCTTGAGCCAGGCGGCGGGATACTGATTATCTTAACACGTTGGCATCAAGATGACTTAGCCGGTCGTTTGTTACACGACATGAAAAATGGTGGTGAGCAGTGGGAGATTATTGTCTATCCCGCCGAGGCCACGCAAAAAGAAAAGTATCGTAACGTCGGTGATCCGTTACACCCCGCTCGATATGACACCAAGGCACTACAGGCGTTGCGTCGTGCAATGACGGCACGAGACTGGGGCGCACTGTTCCAACAGATGCCCAGTACAGAAGCGGGTAGTATTTTAAGACGACAGGACTGGAACCGATGGTGTGAAGATAGACCACCGCCTTGTAGTTATATTATTCAGAGTTTGGATACGGCGTACTCTGCAAAGGAGCAGGCTGACTTTAGTGTGATATCAACGTGGGGATTGTTTAAGCCAGAAGGTCGCATGGACGGACACGAGCTACAGGCATTTTATAACGAGAATCATCGCTTCGATGGGAAACTCGCGCACATGATTCTGTTGGACGTAGTGCGTAAGCGAATGAGTTTTACGGACTTGAAAGCGGAAGCATTTCGGTTATATAAACACTGGTCTCCCGATACCGTGATTATTGAGGCTAAAGCCAGTGGTACGCCCTTGGCGCATGAACTACGACAAGGCGGTGTACCGGTGCAGACGTTTACGCCCGGAAAGGGATCTGATAAGTTGTCACGTGTGAACAGCGTTAGCGTCTTGTTGGAAAATGGTCTAATATGGGCACCCAGGCATAAATGGGCTGATGATTTGATTGAAGAATGCCACAATTTTCCAGTGGGCAAGTACGACGATCAGGTAGATAGCACGACAGGTGCGCTCATGCGATTTCGCAAAGGTGGTCTGATACGACTGTCTACCGATGACCATGAAGAGTTTCAACCACGCCGCAAGATAAAATATTACTGATTAGGAACTAATCATGGCTGCAAACAATCAAGTAGAACGTCAGAACGAATATATAGTAGACGACGCTGACCCCCAGGGCGCGGATGTCGAGTTTGATCTACCGATGGATACGGATATAGAAGAGATGGAGGACGGCAGCGCTCTGATCGGTGCTGTTCCTGACTCCGACGAATTACCCGATATTACTGCAGCGCCCCATGGCGCAAATCTGGTCAGTTATTTTGAGAGGGATGAACTGACTGAAATAGCCGATGATTTGGTTACGGCATGGGAACAAGACGACGACTCCCGTAAGGACTGGAAAGAATCCTACGTCAAGGGACTTGATCTATTAGGCATTAAGGTCGAGGAGAAAACAGAACCGTTTACCGGTGCATCAGGTGTTTACCATCCGTTGCTCGCAGAAGCCACCGTTCAATTTCAAGCACAAGCCTATAAAGAGATTTTACCAGCGGGTGGACCGGTATTGGGTAAAGTGGTGGGTGATGAAACAACCGAGCGCATGGAGCAGGCCGGACGAGTTCAGGATTATTTGAACTACCAGATACTGGATGTCATGGAAGAGTATGACGAGGACATGGACCAGTTGTTATTCTATTTACCCCTGTCTGGTTCGGCGTTTAAAAAAGTATATCACGATCCGGTGTTAGGTCGGATGGTAAGCCAGTTTGTTATGGCTGACCATTTGACGGTGCCTTACGGTACTAAGAACCTTGCCAGTGCCAGCCGAATTTCCCATGACTTTATACTGGACGGCAATACATTGTTGAAGTATCAAGCCACGGGGTTTTACTCGGATGAACACGACCCAGAGCCAATTGGCACGGGTGAAAAAGATGAGGTTCAGGCACAGATTGATGAGATGGAGGGTACGTCGGGCAGTTACTATCAGCACGATGACAACTACCAGATTGTTGAAATACACACTAATTTAGATCATCCGGTGTTATCAGGGTTTTCAGATGAGTTGCCTGAAGATGGCATGGCAGGCGTCCCCGCTAAACCGTACATTGTTACCTTGGACCCACAATCAAATACGATACTGTCCATTCGTCGTAATACGGATAAGGGTGATGAGAGTGAGACGCGGCTGGATCATTTTGTTCATTACAAGTTCTTGCCAGGATTGGGGTTTTATGGGTTCGGCCTGATACACATGATCGGCGGCCTGACCACCTCGGTTACGGCAATACTAAGACAGTTAGTGGATGCCGGTACGTTTGCGAATTTACCGGGTGGTTTGAAAGTTAAAGGTATGCGGATTGATGGTAGTGATAAACCCATCGAACCAGGTGAATTTCGAGATGTCGATTCACCCACTGGATCGATACGCGATGCCATCATGCCATTGCCGTATAAGGAGCCGAGTTCGGTACTTGCGGCATTATTGGGATCGCTCGTTGAATCGGGTCAACGTTTTGCGTCCATTGCGGATATGCAGGTGGGTGATACATCAGGACAACAGCAACCGGTGGGTACAACCGTTGCGATGCTGGAGCGTGGTACGAAAGTGATGTCAGCTATTCATAAGCGGATTCACAACGCGCAGAAGAAAGAATTCAAGATTATGGTGCGCTTAACGAAAGACACCATGCCCGATGATGCACCATATCCGTATGCCGTTAAAGGCGCGGATCGGTTTATTATGCGTTCTGATTTTGATGAGCGTGTTGACATTATTCCGGTCAGTGATCCGAATATTTTCAGCATGGCCCAACGCGTAATGATCGCCAGTCAGCAGTTGCAAATGGCCCAAGCCGCACCGGAGATTCACGACTTACGCGAAGCGTATCGACGGATGTATGTTGCGATGGGTGTTAACGACGTAGAGACTTTGTTGAAGCCACCCACGAAACCAGAACCACTTACCCCGATGGCTGAAAACCGTAAAGTGCTACAAAACAAGATGTTAACCGCCGTACCAGAGATGGATCACGAAGCACACATTAAATCCCATATTATGTTTATGCATACACCGTATGTGGCGAGCAGCATGGAGTTTGCCGCTAATATTGTTCAGGATATATTTAACCACATTAGCTTCTTAGCGAAAGCGAAATCAGAGGGTGATCCAGAAAAAGCAACACAGATTGAGCTGTCAATGTTTGAGGATATCTTACCGCAGATTATGCCGAAGACACCACCTGACCCACAGGTTAAACTGCAGGAACGTCAGCTCGACATTGAAGCGGAAGATGATGCGAGGAAACACGCAAATGACGAGGAAGAACGATTGAGTAAAGAGCGTATTGCTCATGCGGATAACATTACGAAGTTATTGACCAGTGCAACCAGTAAAGCAGGTGAACCACCTAACCCTGCTAAATCGTAATGAGTTATTTAAAAACAGCGAAGGAAAATATATTAGTATTGCTTAATACGCGCAAAGACGTATTATGTAGCGGGGGTGCTAAAGATTACCCCGACTACAGACGGATCACGGGTGAAATATCAGGTCTAAACCACGCGATCAGAGAACTTGACGACCTGCAACAAAGGATAGACAAACACAATGGCGATACCGACACCGACGACGAATCCTGATGAATCCCTTTCAAATGAATTCGGTTCCTTTGGTTCCAAACCCCTCCCCGATCACGTTGAGTTACAACGCGAACAAATTATAGAACCACCTACCAACGAGTTTCGAGCCGAGAACGAGCGCGATAAATTACCGAAGGTCCACGGTTGGCACGTGTTGATTGTACCCTACACTCAACCCCGCAAATCACGTGGCGGTATCATTATGGCTGAGTCCACCATTAAAACAGAACAGCTCGCGACTATCATTGGTTACGTGGTTGAAGTAGGCCCACTGGCATATAAAGATAAAGCCAAGTTTGGTGAAGGCTTAGAGCCATGGTGTAAGCCAGGCGATTACGTGATTTTTGGTCGATACGCAGGTGCCAAGATTACCATGCACGGTGCGATCGATGAAGATGGGTTGTCGTGTCGAATATTGAATGATGATGAGATTTTAGCAACGGTTAAAGAACCATCTGATTACGTAGGAGTAAGTTAAAATGCCATTAACTGAAATGGAAGAAAACGAAGAAGTAAGTGAAGACGGTATTGAAGTCGAGCTTAATCCAAACGTAGAAGAACAACTTGAAGCCAGTGCTTCAAATGAAGGAATTGGCGAACCAAAAGTTGATTCTGAAGAAGTAGATAAACCTGAAGCGACTGAAAAAACAGCGGAAGAAATCTACAACGAGTTTATGGAACAGCACCCTGATGCGCGTGAGATTCACGGTAAACAAGCCGCTAAGCGCATTAAGAAGATGACGTATGAAACTAAAGAAGCAGAACGTCAACGCGATGCCGCTATTGAGTTTGCACAAGCTGCCCAAGAGAAATTAACAAAACTGGAACAGAATCAAAAGACGCAAGATGGCGCGTTTATTAACGAACATAAATCACGTTTAGAAATTCAATTAGGTACGGTTAAACAGGAACTTGCCAATGCGCACAGCCTTAACGATTCGCAAGGTGTGGCCGATGCTACGCAAAAAATGGCACGCCTTACTAACCAGTTGGATATCGCCTCCCAAACAGAAGCACGTTACAAAAGGATACAGGAAGAACCCGTTGAAGAAGCCCCTGTATATAAGGCTCCAGTATCCCCTAGACAACCAGACGCTAAAGCGGAAGCCTGGGCAGAAAGTAACGAGTGGTTCGGAGAAGACTCGGAAATGACAAACGCAGCATTAACGATTCATCGTAAGTTGGTAACGCAAGATGGTTACTTACCACAAACGGATGCGTATTACCGTGCATTGGATGAACAGATTCGTAAAAACTATCCCGACAGTGATTATTTTAAAGATGAAGTAGCACCGGTGCAAAATGGCAAACCTAACTTGAAACAACCGGCTTCAGTCGTTGCACCAGCCAGTAACAATGCGACTCGTAGTGGTAATAAAGGTCGAGTACATTTAACACCCTCTATGGTACGTGTCGCTAAGAAGTTAGGTGTTCCCTTGCAGGAATACGCTAAATCACTTGAAGATTACAACAAAGCGAAGTAATATCATTAACTAACTCAGGTTGTATAACCTGCAAAGGAAATTAAATGGGCAATACTACAGGTAACAACGTAGAAACAAACAGAGGTTCCCGCTCTGCTAGTACTCGTGATAAAACAGCACGCAGAAAACCGTGGCGTCCGCCATCAATGTTAGACGCTCCCGATCCACCCGAAGGTTACCACCATCGTTGGATCAGAGCAGAAATGGCTAACAACCCAGATAAGCTCAACATGAGCAAACGAATGAGAGAAGGTTTTGAACTCGTTCGCGCATCAGAGCATCCTGGTTTTGAAGCCCCTACCATTGACGACGGCAAGCACGCAGGTGTAATAAGCGTAGGTGGAATGTACTTGGCGAAAATTCCGATTGAGACTGTTGAAGAACGTAGACAGTATTATGCGAAACGTACCCGAGCGCAGATGCAAGCAATCGACAATGAGTTGATGGCTAATTCAAATCCAAATATGCCAATTCTGGCACCCTCCCGTAGCTCAGCGACTGAGTTCGGCAATCCAGAAAACAAAGGTGGTGAGTCGGAATAGACTCACCTTAATTTTCTGTTTGTTTTTTTATAGGAGAGTTAGCTCATGGCTAATCTTGATGGCCCTAACGGGTTTACTCCTGTCAAACACCTTACCGGCGGTACGATCCGCATGGAAGAAATGCCGATTGCGAAAGAAACCGCAGCCGCTATTTTTTCCGGCGATGTCGTAATGGCCCTTGCAACTGGTTACATTAAAGTTGGAACGGCTACTGCAGGTACGGCGGCGACAGGTATTTTTGCAGGATGTAAATATACCGCACCATCTGGTGAGATTGTTTACAGTAAACATTGGCCTGCCGCGCAAGCGACTAAAGGCGATGCGGATGCAGTTGGTTATGTATATGCCGATCCCAACATCGTTTTCAAAGCGCAAACCACTGGTACT